CAGCGTCGGCCTGAGCGTCGTCCTCCTCGTCTGAAGATTCTGCGAAATCAGAGTTATCGTCTGCGAAAATGGGAATTGCACCCCGTGGTTGATCTTCATCTGAGTCAAACTCTTTTCCTTCTTGTTGTTGTTCAGCATATCTACGGTCAGCTTCAAGCTGGCGTTGGGCGGCTTCGCGCTGACGTTGAGCGGCCAAGGCTTGCTGCCGACGTTGAAGCTCGCGGGCTTGCTGCCGACGTCGTTCTGCCGCTGCCCGTTGTGCCGCTGCTGCCCGCCGCGCGTCCGCAGCCTCNNCCGCCGCAGCCCGCGCGGCGGCACGGCCTGCTTCATCAGACAATTTCAGCACCAACGATTGGCCGGATTTGACGTAGCGCATCTTTCGGCGCATACCATCCGGGTCCAGACGAATCGTCGGGTCGACAAACTCGACCATCCGGCAGTAGTCATCGTCTGCAGGTGACGCGTCGCACAGAGCGATGACTTCGTCGGTGGTGCGGCCCAAACGTTGTGGTAATTGTAACACGCGGTCTTCAAAGATGCGCGTCGACAATGAACGTCCGGTCAATTCGAACCGCCCCGGGAGAAATTGTCCTTGTAAAAACGAACGAATCCGGTCGGCCACGACGGCGCATTTGGAGGCAAAGATGGGGTCCTCGTTTGTAAAGCGGTGCGTTTGTTTCCGAATTTTATTCGCGTGTTGTTTGAGTGTTTTGTCGATACCGATGACGTTGCTGGTGGTGCCGTCATCCGCGACCAAACGTACAGAACCGTTGTCGGTGGGTCCAGGGCGGATTTCGACTTGGCCGGGGTCACCAAGCGGTTGCCACGAATGGTGACAAGTTTTGAGTTCCCAACGAAATGGGTCGGCCGATGGCCGTACGGTTTCGACCGTCGTTTCGGGGTTGCCGTCGGCGTCGACACCAAACCTGGACACGATGGGCAAGTATTTTTTGGCGGGTGGCCGCGGTGCCGGCGTCGGGGTTTCAAGCGCCGCGAGGGCGGCTTCGGCTGTCGCCAATAGTCTTTCGACGGCGCCTTTGTTTTTCCGGAGGCGTGTCTCTTCGTCCAAGTGCCGCCGCAACCCTGGGAGGGTCGTCGGTTGCATTGTGCGTTCCTCTTTTTCTTCGGCGGCGACGGCAGCTTGTGCGGCTTTAAGTTTGGCAATGTATTTTCTCTTTTGTGCGATAACGATGGGGTCCACCGTGGGAGTGTGTGCGTTTGCCTGAATCGTCTCCATGGATTCCTCTGAATTGTGTCAAGGTGCCGAGTATATATAGGGTCGATTCGTTGGTGTAAGATGCGTTTATGTCGAAAACGTGGGCATGGTTCGATATATCGTGAGGCACGGCGTCCGGCGTGGCAGCGTGCCGTCATCTATATCGCCGGCACAGCCGTATTGATACTGGCCTGTGTCTATCTATTACGTGAAGACACGCCGGTCCAGTTTACCAAGCCGGACGCGTCAGACGCGGAGAAACCACCGGGTGTGGTGGCGACCGAGAGCCAGATAAACGACGTGTACTGGCGGGTCTCGATTCGTCATATTGCAGACGTATTGCGTGGCGTATGTGCGGATTCGGATTATACAGTGTTGACGAATAAGAATGTGGTTCTAGACGGTCTTCCGATGCGTGAATCGTATGTCTATTTGTGCACGCCCGTGGCCGGGATTCAATCGGTACTGAATGTTCGGGCCGTACCCCCGTCGTCGTCGTCCAAGACGGTCAAGTGTCGGGAAACGTACGGTGGTCAACGCAAGACTGTGACACGCCAGTATCCGTTTTCGCTCAAATATGTCTCCGGACACACGTTTGCCCCCCAAACCAAGGTCATTCGTGACCCGGCCGAAGCTTGCATTTGGTTGCATGCCATTGATGTCGTCGAGTCGGTTTGGTTTTAAACGTATATAAGCGTCCACTATTGGTGAAAAGCATGGAGCAACAGGGTGTGTGTGTTTCGCGCGAGGACATTCGTTCGGCGTATGGTGTGTTGCGCTCGTCACCGGCGGTGGCCATGTGTCGTAACTTGATTCGTAATTATTTGTTTTCCAATGGTATCGTGTTTTCGCATCGCCGCGGTCGTGTCAAACCGGATCCACACATGCAGGAAATCATGAACGATTATTGGCTACCGTTTTGTGAGCAAGCGCTGGACGCCGTGTTGGCGATCGGCATTGTCGTCGTGCGTTTTATCGATATTGCCGACGCCGCCCGCGTACCGGTGGTGCTTGAACCCAATTCGGTGCAAATTAAACTGCTCTACCAGCTTGGCCTACGGTCGTATGAAGTGTTGGACGAACAGATGAATCTGGTGCCGGACACGCTGGTGTTGGATTTGTTTGGGTATTCGCCGACGATGGAGGGGCGGGTTCAGTCGATCGTGTGTTCGCTGATGCCCGAGATTCAGTACATCAATATACTGCGTGGTACGTCGTTGTCGATGGAGCAGCAGCGCGCGAACCCCCCTATTTTGACGGAGGTGGTTGACACCAAGATTGACAACAGCGAGGGTGTGCAATACGATTTTTATGCGGACGGTGACATGCAAGACAACAGCGACGCCAATAAGTTTCGCCGCAATCGTTCGAATATCAGTCAACTGAAGCAGCAGCAAGCCATGTACGATTCGTTTTTCTCGGGGGATTCGAGAACTCCGTCGCGCGGCGGCGATGTCTTAGAAAACGTCGTCACCTTGCCGATCGGTCAAAAAGCGGTCGGTCGTCCGGCCATGACCGGACGCGCCGATCTAGTTGTTCAAATCAAGAATTTTCAAGACATTGTGTGTGGTGTCATGGGTGTCCCGCGTTCGCTGATCATGGCCGACACGCGTGTTGGCAACGACGAAGCCGGTACTCACCAAACATTTCATAAAACCATTCTCTGGTGGAAGAAAAACCTACAAAACGCGTGCGAATACCTGTACAACATTATCTACGCCGAAGACATTCAAGGACAACTTTTGAAAGCGATGGGCAAAAAACGTAAACGGACCGGCGTCACCGACGTCTACGCCCTCAAGAAACGTTTACAAGTGCAGATTGCGTTTCCGATTACGCCGTTCATGTCCAACACCGAATTGTACAATCACTATCAACGGGGTGTCATCCCGTGGGAGATATACGTAGAGCACGCGTGTAAAAATACGTCGTTGCCCTTAGAAACGATACCGCCGGAACCCCAGACGCGCACCAGTGACGATTCGGGAATGAGTGAAGCCGCAACGGCGGCCGCGGAACCTGACAAAACGAATGAAAAAAAGAAAGACGACGATAAAAAAGACGACTAAACGTAGTACTTAAAAAGAACTCAAGTTAAAGATGTTACATTTACCGTACGAACTCCAGTGTTCTATTTTACAGTTTCTCCCGTTACGCGACTTGAATCCGTTGAATCACGCCTCGTTGCCGTATTTCCGGTCGAATGTGGTATGGCAGCCGCGCGTGGATAAACGCTTTGGAGTTATGAAGTGTTGTAATTATTTTCGCGAATTCGCGTGGCAGTTGCAGTTGGAGCGTCACCAGATGTGTTATCAGCGCCAGTGGACGTTGGGATGTGTGGGTCGGTTGACGCCGTTGCAGAAACCGGCGTTTTTAGCGTCGGTCATTTAACAATCGTCGCCCAACAAGGCCATGACATAGTGTTCGTCTTTGGCACAAATATCTTTTCCATCGAACGTCGCCAAGTAGTGCAAAGCCTCGTGCAACATAACACCAAAGAGATAGGTGTCGTTCATTTTGGCGGCGGGAATCCAAATACGGTAGTCGTCGCTTTCACCGTGCAAGTCGTCCGAATCGTGCATCACTTTAGCGTGTCGCACTTTTTCAACGGCGTCGGCGATGTGTAGCTCGATTTTCGGGGGCTTGGAGCGACGTTTGGCGAGTTGTTGAAACGCGGCGAGAATAACAGCCTGACGTGTCTGGAGTACGCGAATGACCGCATCTTTTTGTTTATTGATGCGCCGTTGGGAGACGTGGGACCCGGATGTGTGGGGGTATTCTGGAAAAATGTGCATATATGTTTTAAAAAAAGAAATGTTTATACTCGTTCTTATTTGTATTCGTGATACATTTCGTCGTAGGACGTCATGATTTTGTAATCGATGTGGGATAGGTAGTGTTGTGTGCCCTTTTCGGTAATCGCCACGTACATGGCACCGTGTCGGGGGACGTTGGCACTTAGTTCGGCTTTGACACGCAATTCGGCGACACGATGACCGTTGACGTCGGGTGTGGTTTGCACGAGCTTTTGTAATGTTTCGGTGGACAGTTCCATGCACGTTGTGTTCGAGTGTACACCGGGACGCTTAAAGTTGACACGCAAGGTGAGGTCGGCCTCTTGCATACATTCAATCATTTTCTCGATAGACATGGACGTACCATACGTCTCGGTCGTTTGATACAGAGTTGTCCCCGTGCTCTGCACCTTGCGCGTTTCATTCATTTCAAACACATCCTTTCCCTGGTTGCGCAGAGAACTGAGCGCCGCAGCCTGAATCTCCACGCGGTCTTTGTCGTAATCGTTGGCGCCGACGGGCTTGACGGTCGTCTCCAGAATGATGTGATGGCGGGTCGTCGCGGGTGTATGTTCCGTGGGTTCGGGTGTTACAGTGGGTGAACGAAAGGCGAGCCTCGACATGTTGCGTCTTGGAACATACTTTATATAGGTCCTTTTGACAAATCAAAAAGCGAGGAGAGACCCCTTTTCTGTCGGCGTTGGGGCGCGCCTTACACTGTCAGGGCGCTTCCTCGTATTCGACAGGAGACTACGTCGGCTACAGACCAGCGCCGTCAAGGCGAGACCTGCGGCGACGGCCGCCGCCGCGGTGCATCCCATGTCACGCAATTGATGCTGGCGTACACGTTCGACAATGACCAAATACAATACCATGAACGCTAAAAATTGCAGCGCGCGCCACCAGGCGGGCTGCGCCCCGGGTCCACAACACGGTTGTGTCTTGTGAGACGATGTGTGAAACACGAAAAACGTACGCAGTATCAATACAAGGATATGCCACGAAATCATCGACAAGAGAATTTTACACCATTCACTGTCGTTTTCCATATTGTCCAACGTCGTCGCCAAGTACAGCCAAAACCCACCGAGAAGCACGTCGTGTAGCATCCAAATCGCCACGGTCGCTCGAAAGCGATGGACCTGTTTGTTCTCGGATTCGGCCGCCGCACATTGAAACAAGGTGACGGTCATGGGGATACACGACGCGAGCCACAGGCCGACGGTGCACGACCAGAGAACGCGGACCTCCACATGGTCTACGTACCACGACAGGACGGCGGACACCGACGCCGCACCACCGGCGGCCAGGCGCAGGCCACCTGACCAACGTCGGGCGTCGGCTGCCGAGCGCAAGGCACATCCTGAAAAACAACACTCGGGCGACGACAACGTCTTGATCATAGCAGTCAGCTGTGCGTCGTGCATGATTTGTTGTACGTGCGACCAGGTCCAACAGAGGAGCAAACAGGCCACCGACGACCACCAAAGGCCTTCCTGCTGTGCACACCAGGCGGCCACCGCCACGTTCCCAAGAACGATCAAGAGTCCGTCCGAGACCCACATGTGCCTTACAAATATCTTGGTTATATAGTACTTAAACAGGTCTGACTCAAAAGGACATGTCGGGCGATTTGCTCACGTTGTTCACGGAAGACCCACATTTTCCACGCGATTCGCTGGCACACATGGTAGCGTACGTGGCACGTCGTCGCCCCGACATCTTGCGCGAACCGGCGCCTTCAGTACAAGAACCCATGAGCGTCGTACACAAATGGTGTATCGACGCGCTGCGCACTTGGGGCAAGCCTCACGACTTTCCGACGCGTACCAAATGGCAACATATTCAGGGCGGCCTCTTGGGCATCAGTCAACAGTTTCTCGCGTGGCTGGACCTCCTCAAAATGGACCGACTCTTGTTTGAAGACGAGGCCCACCGCGTCGGCGTGCCGCGCCTAACCGAAGACAGAGAGATTGTCGTCGCGCTCCAAATACAACCACTACGGACGCGCAAAGAGACGCAAGATTTTTTGGTGGCTGAGGGTGCACAGCTGTTTGAAGAACGCGGGTGGCATGACGGATTAAACATATGGAAAGAAAAGACCAGACCGTTTTATTGATCGAATTGTTCTAATCGTGTATACGTCTCTTTAATGTGCATCTGACGTTTCTTAAATGTATTGAGCGTATCGTTCCACTGATTCAGCCACCGCTCCAACCATGCCAACGTATGTGAAGACAATGTTTTTTTCGATGTCTTGCTGTCAAAACGCACGACACGTGACCATCGATGACGTACCGCGTGTAACTTGGTCGCTGTGTTTTCCGCTTCTGTCAACGCAGCGGCTTTGGTTTTTAACGTCTCGTCGTCGAGGACGTCCGTTTCGCGTAAAGACTGCATGGCTTCGTTGCGATGTTTGATCGCCTCGACCATGTCTAGTTCGACGGACCGCAGCCAGAAATCGACCCACCGTTGGATTTCGCTCGGACTGGTTTCTGTAAACGTAAAGCCGGCCGACCAGGTGTTCTGTTGCCCCACACTGTCTGGTAATGTTTCAGACACGATAATCGTATCGTGTTGTGTAATCTCCGCGACTTGTTGTAACAGAGCCCTGTATTGGTGCAACTGTTTGGAAGATTTGGCCATCAATGCACTCAGACTGCTCAATGTGTTCCACAATTCGACGACAGGATGCTCTCGACGTTGGCGTGTTTTCACGATGCGCCTCTTTTTGGGCGGCATTGCTGTTCGCTGGATTGCCACTAAATAGACGTTTCTGGAGTCACGTTACGTACAAGTCGCACCGACAATATAGGAATAAGATCCAAGGCATGACAGACCAACATGAGTTTCCACAAGGCCGAAAAATCCACCGCCGTTACGCCAAACATTTTGGTCAACAACGACCCCCATTCGGAACTGACAACACCCGCAATGTTGGAAATCGACATCAATAGCGCGTACAACGTGCCTTCGACGCCCACTGGGCAGACACGCGCGCCCAGGACGACCATCGGCATGATGACCAATTCACCCACGAGTGTCAGGATAACGCGTTCCACGGCCGCAAAGACATAGTCCGGAATGCCCAATGGTCGATTTAAATGAAACACCAAGATAAACAAGGTGTTTTCAAGTACAAACGAGATGACGAGTGCCCAGGTAAAGATGCGGACGAACGAAACATGACGCAAACACCGTTTGTAAATGTACGCGCCCGTCATGGAAACGATGTATCCAATCACGTCGAGCGCGCCAAACTCATCGGGTGTAAACTTGAGCTCGTGCTGGTAAAAAAAGGTAAGCGCCTCGCCGTAACCAGGTGTCGCGCTCAGTAAAAAGATAAAGAGCGCCGGCTTGTAAATCTCCGGTTGGCGAATCGCCCCCCACAAGGTTGCCGTCGTCGTTTTCCAGTGGTACACTTCTGTGGCCGGCGCGTCCGGAATAAAACACGCGGCGACCGCGATGACGATAGGAAACATGCTATTGAGCAGAAAGACTTGCGCGGCGCCCAGATGGTCGTACGCGACAGCGCCCAACACAGAGGCGGCCAATCCGCCGGCAAAACGCATCAGCCACGACCAGCTTTGCACCGTGCCCTGGTCTTGCTCGGATTCGCGCCGGGCCGCTTCGACAAGCAGGGAATCCGCCATCACGTCGGCCACACACAGACCCAACGAGGAACCCGTCATTACGCACGTAATGATAAACTCGTCGTGGGGACAAAATGGCAAGAGAATCCACATCACAGACGACACATACGCACCCACAATCATGTACGGCCGCCGGCGGTACCCAAAGATTGGATTGGAATCAGAAACGAATCCGTACAACGGTTTGAGGCACCAAGGTATGGCGACGACGCCAAAAATTGCCGCCATCTGCGCTGGTGACACTCCCACCGTGTCAATCAACCAAAAGCGCATGGCGACCGACGGGAATTGAAAACACAATCCCAACAAAAAATAAAACGTAAACAGTGCCCACATCATGTTTCAATGGCCGCGGATACAAATACCGTGCGTCGCTTTATCAGAAAATAAATCCAATCTGTATCGACCGTTGGGGTATAAATGCAGTGGAAGCAAATGCAACAATGTCACGACGCGCTGGCCTTGGTATCGATGAAAACGATAGCATGTTGGGACGCGATATCGAATCGGGTAAACTCAAGAACGATAGTGTCTATGAACTCATGCGTTTACGTGATTTGCAAGCGTTTGTGACCAAGATTTATTGGCTTGTGGTCCTCTGCTTTTTTGCGATTGGGGTCATTTTGGCGACGGTGCTCTCGGACGGTACATTTGAAAACGTCTTTATGGCCGAAAACTTGTTGTCAAGCATTGGCATCAGCGCCTACATCATTCTGGTCATCTTAATGATCATGTGCAACAACCACAACGAAATGCGTATCATCCTGTTGCTCTCCGTCCTCTTCTTTGTCGGATGCCTGTCCGGCTTTATGCTCGCGCTACACCTGTTGGACGTCTCCATAAGTTTAGTCAAGAAATAACCTATAAACTGACACGATTACTTTTGAATGTATCTCATCGCCTGGCTCTTCGTCGGGTGTTTGTGCGGCCTCATGGCGTTGCCCTGGTTTCGAACGCGCTACTATGCGATTCCGGCAGTCTCCGTCTCCGTCTTTGTGATATTACTCATGTATCCGTATCTGGCTCGTCGTATGCATCAACGCAAGTTGACGTACGAAGACCTAGAAGATTTGCGCGATGCCGATTCGGTCCTACGGCATCGTTTCCAAGTTGTCTTTACGCGCGTGCAACAGGTCGGTGGCGCTATTTGTGCCGGTATGTTGACGCTGTATGGCTTTCACGTCTTTGAGCACCAAGAACGTTTGACGGCGTTTGAAATTGTGGGCGTGTTAGGAGGTCTTTTGTCGCTGTACGCGCGCGTATTTGGCTATATTGGCGCCATGTGTATAGCATGTCTTTACCGATTGAAGCGCGTGTCGGCTTACGAATCGCAACGGGCAGCACGCGCATCGGCACAGGGAGACCCACACGCGCCAAAACCAGAGGAGACACAATAGGGCCAAAAGATACTGAAACATACCAATACGAATCATAATCATTTTTTTTATACTCGTCTTCGCTTTTTTTTAGGGGTTGTACATTTTTTTTGGGCCCAGTACAAGGCGATGAGCATCGCGTCGGCAACGTCGTCGCGCTTCTTCTTTTCAAACGATTGGAACCACCGTTTGTTTTGCGCTGAAATCGGCAACGTTGGAATGATGGCCACAGATGCCTTTTTATTCTTGGCATAGTTGCCCGTCGAGATTTTGAAATGACATCGTACCGACCGCGGGGAGACCATTTCGGATTTCCCCCAGAAAAAACATTGAAATGCTGTCGCAATGACCTTAAACTTGGCGACCATTTGTATTTCAATCAACACAAGGTCGGCCATCTCAAACACATCCTTCGACGCGTCCACGAATGCGCGTACCAGCTCGACGTATTTCGTCTTTAGTTTTTTGGGCTGATTCTTGGTCAAATCATAGCGGCCAAAACTGACAAAACGTCCGGTCGTCGTGTTGAACACTGCCCATCCCAGATTTTTCAGGCCCGGGTCAATGGCCACGATAATCATCTTCGGTCTCTAGACACGTGGGTTTATACGCAGTGTCACCATTTTTTACATGACCAGTAGCCGGCCGTCAACTTGCTTTTTTTCTGGTCACAGTGATGACGCGCCCGAAAGGATGCACGTCGTTTCGGATTGTTCGAACGATTTCGCATATGCGAATCACCAAAACGGACCAAACGCGTTTTGCCATTCTCGCAGGCTTTGACCTTGAACTGTTTGTTCCCATGAATATCGCGTACAGGGTGATTACACTTCATACGTGCATAACTACGATGTCCTGCGTGTATCGCTTTGTGAGAAGCTTTGACCATCTTTATCGAATTTGATTCTACTTTTATAGTGTGCAAACGTGTTGCATATGCGACTACTTAAATGCCACATTCGAACCATTCACAGTACCATGCTTCGTCGACTCTTGCATCCGAAAAAAGTACGCCCCATGTTGCTTGGCCGTTGGAATACACAAAAGCCGGCGCGCAAAGCCGAGCTAGCGAATCATGACCATTGTGGAGGGCCGCAGTGCAGTAATACGGTACTGACAAAATCACCAGAATCTTATGACAATGATATGGACATTACGTTGTGTGCGTTGCAGTCTATGCACGCACATCCGGGCCCGACGAAGTCAGTTGTAACCACAGTAAGGAACGTGAGTCCAACACTATAAAAGCCAACTATACATCACAAATGTCGTTCACTCAATTTGTGGAGTCCGTGGAAGACTTTATCTTTGGTCCCGTAACTGAGACGAGGGTCGGGCCCTGGGGAGATAAACGATTAGAGGACAGGTTGCAAAAGATATTGTTTGGATGGGCCCCGGTATCCGATTGGGTCGGGGAAGAACATCATTACCACCGTGACAACGGTTCGGAGTTGTATGTCACGTATTCGCAGGATGGTATTCAACAGATTCGCGTGACGACGACTCGTGGAAAGATGAAAGCCATCGACGCGGCGATTGTCCTTGTCAACGAAGCCGAACAGGGTGGGTATCAACGTGGTACAACGGTGTTTACAATTCCCGGGCAAGACGACTATGACGAAGAAACGGATGCACAAATAAGGGAATACGATAACACAAGAGAGCACCATGGACACAATGCCCCGAGTCCAGGTGACAACGTACCACACTATAAGGAAAAAAAGTTCAAGACAGTTTTTTAATATTTTGTTGTAATGTTGTCGCATATTCTTTCAAAAATTCAGAGCGCAAGAGCAGTTCAGATTCTGCCAATGTCTCACGGGTCAACGGATCCGTCCCCTTGGTGCGTACCCATTTGAGCAAGGACGCACGGTCGTAATAGTGATCATTCTCCGGTGTTTTGACCAAGTCGGATGAATAATCGTACAACAATGGGCACAATAACATATGCCGCACACTTTCCCAATGTTCTGACGATTCGTACTGTGGCTCCACCTTGGCCATAATCGCCCGCAACGCCGGCGTGACATTGGCCACGACCGCTTCCAAAATCATATCCGGTACTACCTCTGTACACAATTCGAGGGCACGGACTGCAAACCGCTGCTGCTTGCTCTGTCGCATCATAAATCGACACACGTTTTGAGAGACTGTGGTTCTCTCGTCCTTGAGCAAAATTTCAATATGTGCGATGCGCGAATGGGCGCATGCATGTTCTAACGGCAATCGTTTGTTTTTCAGACGTGTATTCGGGTCCAACCCTTTTTGCAAACACGCGTCCAAAAAATACGCGGGGACGGACAACAGTCCGTCGATATGTGCCGGTGGTATCTCGGACACGCGCGCAATCACCGTTTTCCACAGACCCGAATGCTGGCGACGAATCGCCGCCCCGACACACGCCGCGTCCAACTCGCGGACCAATTCGATACACGCCATCGACGTTTTCACGTGCATTTTCTGAATCATATGCAACCATTCCAGCACCGTCGGCTTGTATCCGGATTCGATACAACGTTTTAACATCGTCGCGTCGTTTTTGCGAAGCGCGCGTTTAAAACGTGTCTGTATAATATTCACCATGGTCTCGCGTCGTTTCTGTGTGGCCACGGCAGGCGCCGCCGGCGCTGGAACCGTCTCAATCACCACCTTGGGCCCGCTTGCATTGACGAGGGAAGACATGGACGTGGTCGGCGTTGTAATTTTCTGTGGAAGCGTCTGAGGACCCTGGTTTCGCGCCCGCTTCACGGGCGTGGGGTCGAGCGCTTCTTCCGCGTAGCCCCCATGGAGCATCTATAGTTTCCTACAAAAAATGGCATTTATATACCTATAAATCGGATCTTGTATAACGCTGCTGCAGGTGAACATCGATGAGCAATGTCGCTCGTATCGAGATTGGGAATTATCATTATGTGAATTGGGAACACGTCTACACTCACATCCTTCGTTGGACATCTTCTGAAGCCGATGCCCAGCGGTACAGATATTCGGGCAAAAAGCTGGAGTTTGTCGAACACGCAGAGCAGACGTGGATGTCTTGCAAATCCATGTTTTACTTTTTGTCGTGGGTCCTCGATAAATCGTACATGTCGCTCCCCGACGTCACGGCGTTCAAAAACGAAATGAACCGCTATACCAAGAAAATACCCAAGCGCGTCCTGAGCCGTTCTTTACGCATCGAAATAGCCTACAGACAATCGTACGCGTGTAACGTCTGCGGTCTGTTTCCTCTACCGCCCGATTTCGAAGTCGACCATATTCAAGCGCTCGAAGATGGTGGCAGAGATGTCGCAGAAAATTTACAGGCGTTATGTGTACCATGTCATAAGACCAAGACACGCCTCAATCGGCTGCGTAAAACACCCCAGTTTGCCGAGGAAGCAGAATTCGCACACGCCGCCATGCAAAACGGCGGCCAAGTCTTTTCCAAATATTTTAGAAAGAGTTAATGTGATTTCAACACTATAAATTTGTCCATCCTATGTTGAAACATGTGGTGGGTTGTGTTGTTTCTTTCCATCGGACTGACACAGGCAAATCACGAATCCTACACAGACCAGGAGCGTCAGGTACAACAGTACACATTTGGCGACGCGACGTATGTCACCACCCCCGGCAGAATCTACCATCCCGTCGAAACACGGGATGGTCAAATCATGGGATATGGTAATTTT